GCCCCGGAGGGGGCACATCAGCGTCTCGAAGAACGCTAGAGGGCATCCAAACCCTTTAACCCCGTCAGGCGTGTCGCCTGACTCGTTCGTGACGTTTCGGCATTCCGCCGACCCGGTCCTGAGTCCTGCCCTTGGAAAGCAGGATCCCTCACCCTCAGCTGTCGATACCAGTTGAACTGGCATGGATGCTGGGTGGGTTTGGGATTATGCGCCTAGGGGTCCCAGGGGGACAGATATGTCCTTCCTGGGGTTTCGCCCCCTAGGTGCATAGCCAGTACTTGCATCAGGACGGTGCAGTACGACCTTGGAACGTTTCTCAATCATCCCTGAGTGAGGCACATGGCTCATCCCAAAACAAGCCGAAGTTACTACGATCCGACGACCCACTTAGCACCTTGGTGCTGGGATTATCGTTGTAGTAACGGAAGCAGTCTAGGGACGTCTAATGCCGATTGGGTCATAGGGGCGTATCACTTCGAAAGTCGTGAAGCGTCCACTAGTAATCCACCGCACTATGGGGAAGGGTATCCGACCGGCTTCCGAAACCATGCCAGCTACTTCCGTGTCTCAGAAATGAGGCACTGTCGTTCGCTGGAAGAGTGGAAGTATAGGCTTTCAAGCATAATCTGCAAGAAGGCCGTTGCCGCGCCGTTTTCCCTTGATTCCTCCTGGAAATGGGGGAATGTCTCCACGCAACCACCTGACGTTGCAACGCTCGCAGCCCTAAAGGCTGACATCCGGAACGCTGCTCTAGTTAAACTCAAAGATCGGCAGATGAATCTAGCCGAGTCGATGGGGGAGTGGCGGCAGACGTACACTATGGTGCGACGCACCATCCTGGACTTGGTCCGGATGGTAAACGACATCAAACGTGGACGGTTCTCTTCGGCCTTGCGCCGAGGGAAGAGGAGCTTTTCCGAGCTATGGCTTGAGGCTAGGTACGGGTGGCAGCCGCTTTTAAACGACTGCTTCTCCATCGCCGACGCTTTGGACCAGGCCTGGAACGGCAAATACGATCAGGTGTGGCTCTATGTCAAACGGTGCAAGACCTATGACTATGAGCATTCTGACCCGGTGTTTAGGAATCTCACGACCTACCCTATTCAGGTAATCAAGCAGGACCGACGTGGTTTCTGCAAAACCCTGATAAAGGCTCGCTACGACTACCAGATAGTTACCGACAGGTACCTGTCCTTGGTAGACTTGGGTGTAAGGGACCCCGTGCTCCTTGCATGGGAACTTCTGCCCTTGTCATTCGTAGTGGATTGGTTCGTGGGAGTAGCGGACTTCCTGGAGGGCTGGACAGCCCAAGATGGATTACGCTATTTGGACGGGTCGATAAGTATGCGGTCGGAATCCGTAGAATGGGCAAGCCCCTGGACCTACGAAAGTGGGCCCTACGCGGCTGACGCTCAGGCTTTGGGCCAGTCTTCCGTCTACGTCGGATCAAAAGTTCGACGATTTTATAGATGGAAGGAATTGTCTGCGCCTACGCCAACTCTTCTTCTACGGCCTGATATGATCCAAAAGCTCATGGGCTTTCGTCTCATTGACGCCATCGCGCTATTGGATCAAGCGCTAACTGGGCGTCGCGGAAACTACCGCCGTTGAACTAAAGGGTAGTAACCAACCGGTCGGTCATACGGGTCCTCAAGCCCGCTAGTCCGGCTATTCCCTCCGTCAAAAGCAATCAAGCTCCTAACAGGAGAGACTACAATGGCTGAAAACGCCTCCATTGCCATTTACGATGGCGAGAGCACACCGGTCGAGCGTACGTACAATCCCACTGGGATTGAGAACGGCGTTGCGTCTTATCAGGACTATTCGACGGAAACCTTCCCTCCGGGGCAAGGTACGCTGTCGATTTCCATGTCCAAGAAAGGCGTTGTCCGGCGGGTGCCTATCACTTCTCGGCTTAACCGGGTCGTGACCAAGACGGTCGACGGTGTTGATTTCGAGGTTGTGGCGGATTACTGCATCGTGAAGACGGAAGTGCTGGTCCCGGAAACGTGGCCAGTCGCCCTGACTCATAATGCGGTTACCCTTCACAAGAACCTCCTCGACACCGACGTCGTCCAGGGCTATACTGAGCGAGGGGAGAAGGTCTGGTGAAAACCAGTCTGCAATCGGCTGAAAAGCCGGCTGCTATGCCCCCCGGGGCTTGTCCGCTTCTGCGGCAAGAACCCACCGCTCAATCCATCTGGAGTTTCCTCCCATGGAAAACAATAGTCATCGCCCTGGTCTTAGCGACCGCTTGCGCCGCTCAGTCGATCCCCTCCGGCTGTACAATAAATTTGCAGCAGCTTTCGGGCTGCCTGCAGAGACTGATCCCTTGAGGATCGTCAGCCAGGAGTTCCCGGATATCAACGATGAGTTGTTCCGGGAGCGCTACCTCCTTCGGGAGGTTTTGCGTAAATTTCCCTCATGGGAATTAGGGATCGACCCTACCTCGGTTGCTCTCGAAGGTTTGGATGCCGACGAGACAGCCAACAGGAAAACCAACGATAGGCTCGTGAACCCAACCCGTGCAAGTGCACGCGTCCGCCGGATTCTCCATTCGGCGGCATGTAAAGCGGTTGAGATCCTTGGGCCTTTCGACTGGTCCCTGTTTGAGGAAGGATTGCGGTTTGGCCCGAAAGCTACTGCCGAGCACTCTGGAGAGAGTCTGCTCGTGAAGAAGCTAACGGAGAGGAAGCACGTAACATCGGCTGCGTTCAATTTGGCCGTTGCTGTTCTTCAATCTCGCCCGTTCTGGGCGTTTGAGTTGGACAGCTGCCTGGATTGGACGCAAGTTCTGAGGATTCAGGACTTTGACCGAGTGTGCGTTGTACCCAAGAACGCACAAACTGGTCGTGCCATTCTGATCCAACCTGGATTTGCAGTAATGCTCCAGTTGGCAGTTGGCTATTGCATTCGTACTCGGCTCCTCCAGGCCGGTATGGTGTTGAATGACCAGAGGATCAACCAAGAGTTGGCCCGGATATCGTCCATTGACGGACGTGACGCAACGGTCGACCTGCGTAGTGCTAGTAATAGCCTTACGTCGGGCCTCGTGTGGCTGATGATCGGGGATCACCCGAATCTAGGCAACAAGAGGAAGTTCGACCCAACCTGGTATAGGTTGATGGATGCGACAAGGACCACTCACGGATCGGTTGGTGGCAGTCTACGGGAGTGGGAGATGTTCTCCGCAATGGGGAACGGCTACACTTTTGAGCTGGAATCGCTCATATTCCGCTGCGTCGCAGCGGCCGTCTGCCATGAACTTGGGCTACCTGAGAGGGTAAGCGTGTATGGAGACGACATTATCATTCCGGTTGAGGCTGTCAGCCTATTCCGGCGTGTGATGTCGTACGCTGGCTTCCGACTGAACATGGCCAAGTCCTTTTGGGGGCAAGGTCAGAAGCGGTTTAGGGAGTCGTGCGGAAAGCATTACCTCAACGGTAGAGACGTTTCCCCGTTCTACGTGGATACACCCCTGGATACGGTCTCCAGTGTGATCCTCCTGATGAATAACATCAAAAGGTGGGCGCACAACGGGACTTGGGGCCTAGATGGCCGACTTAAAGGCGTCTGGGAATGGCTGTACGATCACTTGCCAGGTAAGGCGAGAGACACGTTCATTCCCCTAGGTGAGGACAATGATGGCCTCATACGGGATTGGGACGAGTGCAGCCCAAGGGTCCACGTCGACGGACTTAAAGCACGAAAATGGACGGCCCTGGAACCCCACTGGGTCTGGGCTGAGTCTGTGTTGGAGATTCGCAAGGAATACACCACGCAAGTGGTGGACCTTGCTCCACTCAAGACTCCTTACGTGCTCGGCTTCCGTGCGCTGACTTGGAACGTCAGTAATCGGGGGCGGCAGCCTGAACAGGAGATGTCGTACCTAATCTGGCATTATTTACACTCCTTCCGAAAGGTTGAGTTAGAGAAGCCGGAGATAAAGGGACTCTCCATCGCTCCAAACGTGTGGCCCCGGTTCGTCCGTGGGCACGCTGGCAGAGCTGTTTGCGCTGTAGACAGTCCGTACACACCGTACAGAGAGCCAGGCGAAAAGCTCGATGTGCGTATGAAAACGCGGGAAGTGTCAACATGGACCGACACCGGTCCATGGTTCGTGCTACCTCGCCGTAAGTAGGGTTTTGACGCCCTGCTACACGGTTTGGCGCCCCTGAGCCAATAGATCAGGGGGGGGCCGGTCACGTCTTGTGCCGGGTCGAGG